GCAATGCAGAGGTGTCCGGCAATGCAGATTACACAACTATTCGTGGATTCGGTACTCAATTCCGCACAACTACATTCTTCAGATGCAAAGACAAACAAGTCAAAGTATCTTGCGGCTGCTTCTATGGAACAATTCCAGAGTTCCGTGAACAGGTTAAAAATACCAGAAAAGGCAAAATCGCCGAAGAATACTTGATGATTGCCGATCTCATGGAGAAACATTTTGCAGAAGAAGCAAAATAGAAGAAGCATCATAATCTATCGTAGAAAGGAGAGATTCTTATGGCAGTAATTAAAACAATAAAAAATGAATCTGGCGGGATAATCAGAATACATGATGATTACTGCAAGGATAATACACCGGAAGACAATCAAAAAATCGTCGATGAATGTTCGAGAATTATCTTGGACTATTACAGAAGAAAAGAAGCAAATTTGGCATAAGCGCCCCGGAGGGAGTCGGCACCTCCACCCCGGAGCAGTGTACTCACTAACCAAAGCTTAGTGGATACAGGTAAATTATAATCCTCTATCCGCTAAAAAGTCAATATTAAGCGAGAGGAAAAATAACATGGAAAATAAAAAAAATGCAACAAACAACGAAAAGATTACATGGAACGATTTGGAAACAATGTTAGCTACCGAAATCGTAAGAAAATCAAAGAGAGAGACTAAGAAGTGGTTCAGTGCATGGCTTTTGACTGCCGCGCTGTTAATCATTACTAATATCTTCTGGTATATTGCTTACAGTCTGTAATCTTTTTCTTTTTGGAGGGAAAAGAATGAAATCACCTAGACAGAACAAGAAAGACATCGTAGTTAGTGCGATTATTGGGATTCTGCTTACTTTTCTTCCGGTGTGGATGTGGGAGAAGAGCTTGCAGCAGGTCCTGGCAGGCATTGTATTTGCGCTGTTTACGTATTTAGCACTGCTTTAAGAAAGGAGAACGAAAATGTTTGAAAAAGAAATCAAAGAGCTTTTTGAATTAGCATGGAGAGTTTCAAACGAAACAGATTATTTTGTTTCGTTTTACATCACTTCGCACGTGCATCTTTGCGATATCGACATTATGAATTCAAAGTGGGATCCGAACAGGAAAAAGGATGGAAATTACACAATCTACTTTGATAGTAAACTGCTTAAGAAGGAATCAGCTGAGCAGTGCAAACTTGCAAAAGCACATCTTCTTAGACTCTTAATAGATGGGAGGTGTCCGCTAAATGTTGAATCAGATGGAGTTGAAGCTCCTGCCGACAATGGAACTGATAACAACGGTGAACGAGCTTCTGGGTGAGCTGGACAGGCGGGAAGCGTACATTCTTGATTGGGAGAACCCGGACATGTATCTGAACCACCTCGAATATCACTGTGCCGGCGGAGCATTTTCGAATGGTGAAAAAAATCCGGTGAGAGGGGATGGATCCGACAATGTGTATTGCTTTTTTGAGGCGGTGTAAACATGGAAGAACGCATTAATGAGATTGTTAGATTAATCGACACCCAGCTTGCTATTGTGCCGGATAATCCGATAGAGGAATCATACAAGGCAAGAGCATTGGCAAGCTACGTACAAGCCTTAAATGGGCTTTTAACGGCTCAGAAATCATATAAGGAGGAAAGTATTAGTGAGTGAATTTGAAATCCGTATTCCGGCAAGGAAGAAGCAGCCGGCAACCGATAAGGATAACCCTGTCGTGAAAGTATCACCGGAAGCATACAACGCACTGGTTGAGATTTATAACGAATCAACCATATCAATGAAAGATATTGCAAGTTTGCTGATTATTGAGGGCAGCAAGCATGTGGTTTATGACAAGGAGGAATAACAATGGCAACACCAGTATTGATTATTGGAAAATCTGGATCCGGAAAAAGTACTAGTCTTAGAAACTGTCAAAACAAAAACTGGAACCTTATCAGAGTATTAAACAAGCCACTTCCATTCAAGGGGAAAATTGACGGATGGTTTACAGATGATTACCAGCAGGTAATGAAATGCCTGATTGCATCAAAAGCGGATTCTATTGTGATTGATGATGCTGGATATCTTATCACCAACCACTTTATGAGAGGACACGCTTCTGCCGGAAAAGGCAATGCAGTATTTTCACTTTACAATGACATTGGTGATTATTTCTGGAATCTTATCCAGTTTATAGTTACGAAAGTACCGCAGGACAAAATTGTATATATGATGATGCACGAAGAAAAGGATGATTCTGGAGATGTGAAACCAAAGACCATAGGAAAGCTACTTGATGAAAAAATTTGTTTGGAAGGTCTTTTTACCATCGTTCTTCGCTGTATTGAAGAAAGCGGAAAACACTTATTTGTCACTCAGTCCAGCCAGGGAGCAGTAAGTAAGTCTCCGATCGGAATGTTTGACAGTTTAACTATTGATAATGATCTCGCAGAAGTAGACAAGATCATTAGAGACTATTACGAATTAGGAAAAGGAGAAAACAATAATGCAGAAACCAAATAGCTATGACACAACACAGGCAGCAGGAGAATTTGAACCAATTAAACTCGGCGGTCACAAGATGGTAATTAAGCAGGTGTCCGAGCGTCAGTCGAAACCAGACAATGAGGGAAAAACTAAAAATATGCTCGTTATTCTGTTTGATTTTGCCGACGGTGACGAACAGGCTGGATATTTTATGAAACAGTTCGAGAATGATATCCGTCCAGACAAGAAATATCCAAATGCCGGTACTAACTATATGGTTATTGATGAGAGTGTAGATTATGGTGTTCGTAATCTCAAAACATTCATTACATGCGTAGAAAAGTCAAATCCGGGATTTGCTGTTAAGTGGGGCGATAACTTCGGGCAGCAGTTCAAAGGTAAGCTGATCGGCGGCATCTTCCGTCTGGAGAAAGACTGGTACGAAAACAAAGAGGTAAAACGTCACAAGTTAGCATGGTTCCGCAGTATTGAAGGAATTAAGGATGCGGACATCCCAGAAGAGCGCACCACAAAAGCCTATGACGATCATCTGAAGGAAGAAGCTATCATGGGAGCGAATCCGGCAGGTACTGACTTTATGAATATTCCAGATAGCGTAGCAGATGATGTCCTTCCGTTCAATTAATATAGAGGTGAGTTAATGGGATATACACATGGAATACCATGGAACGACGATCTTATCAAAGAAAATATCATGATAGTTGTTGAGAAATTGAATTTAGATCATTTTCCAACTCATTCCGAAATGATAGAAGTTTTTGGAAACAAAAGCCTTGCTTGCAAGATTGCAAAGCATAAAGGGACTGTATATTGGGCTGAAAAACTTGGACTGCCTCTTAAATATTCTGATACAACTTTTGGAAACAAATATGAAATAAAAGCAATTTCAGATATTTACGAGAATGTCGGATTGAATAGTGTTCAAACAAGCTCAAGGCATCCTTATGATTTGCTTACTGATAACAGTGTAAAAATAGACGTAAAAGTATCTAAGGAATTTACAAACAATTGTAATTCAAAGGCATTTACATTCAACCTCGAAAAGAAAAATCCGACTTGCGACATCTTCCTTTTATATTGTTTGAATGATGATGAAACATATCGGAAGGTATTAATAATTCCTTCCTGTTCAACCATCGGAAAAACGCAAATAGGAGTAGGAGAGAATAGTAAGTGGAATCGTTACGAAAATCGTTGGGAGATTATAAAACAGTATAGTGAATTCTTTGGAAAATACAAATACAAGAAGGATGTGATCTGATTGGTCATACAATGTGATACACGTGAACATAAAAACGAATGGGAACGGATTCAGAATCAGTTTGACAGCCTTGAAGTACAATATTTCCGATCAAAGTTATACTGCGGAGACTATCAATCTTTGGACAATGCAAAGCTCTGTATTGACCGCAAAAAGGATTTGCAGGAGTTATGCGGAAATGTATGCCAGCAGCATGAAAGATTCAAAGCGGAGCTGATTAGAGCGCGTGAAGCAGGTATACAGTTAATCATCCTATGCGAGCATGGTCCAGATATTAAATCTGTTGGTGATGTGTATTTTTGGGAGAATCCCCGAAAACATAAAGTTATCTGGAGAACTGTAAACGGCAAGAGAGTAAAGACTGTGATATCTGACAAGGCTGTTGACGGCTGCCAGCTATATAAATCTCTTTGCACGATCAGAGATAAATACGGCGTCCGATTTGAATTCTGTACAAAAGAAGAAACTGGGCGACGAATCGTGGAGCTGCTATCATGACAAAAGAAGAAATCAAACAGTCGGTGAAAATGTCGGAGATACTTTCCAGGTATGGACTAAAACCGAACAGAGCAGGATTTATATGTTGCCCTTTTCACAAGGAAAAGTCAGCGTCATGCAAGATTTACGATGATTCCTTTTATTGTTTCGGTTGTGGAATCGGCGGTGATGTGTTTGATTTCGTAATGCAATACGAATCCGTCCCTTTTAGCACTGCATTTATTGAGCTGGGCGGTACTTATGTATCAAAAAAAGGCAAAAGCCGCAACCAGATCAGACATGAAATGCGAGATATTAAATCAAAAAAACACAACCCTGTTCAGGATCCTAACGAGATTGAGCAGGTAGAAAAGAACATACTTATGTACGAAACAGCACTAAAAACGTTCCCTCCTGATTCAGAAGAGTGGTATATGTGCCAGTTTAATCTTGAGAAAGAAAAAAGCAGACATGAATTGCTGTCTGTTAAGTCAGGAGGTGAGAAAAATTCTTGAAAACATTGAAAATTTACAAGCGCAAGACTTTATGGAAAAGCAGCTGTATGAAGAACTTTTTTCGGTAAAAAGTAAAATTGACCGTTCAGAAATCAAGTTTAAGCTGATGGACCGGGCAAAAAGTGTAAAAGCGAAGCACATAGCAGAAGAATTCATAAAGGAATTCCAGAAAGCAGAACAGGAAAAGGAAAAAGAAGAAAAAGCAAATCGTTCTATGCAGTTAGTTGAAAACATCACAAACTTTTATCCTGATTCTGTTGATAAGGAATATCCTAACATGGCTTGTGGTAGCTGGATAGCTACAGAGAACGGAATATTTTCCTCTGAAACATCTAAGGCAAGAGAACTTGTATGTCACCACCCGATCATGCCGATACGTCGGCTAAAAAACATCGAGACAGGAGAGGAACAGATCACGGTGGCTTTTAAAAGGGATGGATATTGGACAGAAATAACTGTTCCAAAAATTGACATTGTGACTTCCAGGGCAATAACTAATCTTGCAAGGTTCGGGGTGCAGGTCAACTCAGAGAATGCAAGGCTTCTCGTAAAGTATCTGGCGGATGTTGAAATGTACAATGCCGATATGATCGACATACAGCACTCTACAAGCAAGTTGGGGTGGCATGGCAATGTATTTGTCCCTTACGACCTTTCGATTGTTTTTGATGGCGAATACCGCTTTAAAACACTATTCCAAAGCATACAGGAAAATGGAGATTACTTCAAATGGGTAACTCTATCTAAGCAGCTACGGTCATGCGGACGATTAGAACCACGAATAGCACTGGCAGCATCTTTTGCAAGTGTTCTTATACAGCCACTTGATGTGCTGCCGTTTATCGTGGACTTCTACGGACAGACAGGCGGTGGAAAGACAATAACAATCAATATAGCTGCTTCTGTTTGGGGAAATCCTGCGCCGGGAGCTTACGTTGGAAACTTTCGATCAACAGATACATCATTGGAGACCAGAGCAGATATGCTTAATAATTTTCCGATGATTCTCGATGACTCGAAGAACGCTTCTCAGTATATCCGGGATAACTACGAAACATTGATTTACAATCTCTGTTCTGGCAAAGGAAAAGCACGTTCAAATAAGGACCTCGGAGCAGCTAAGGAAAATACATGGAGTAATGTGACTATTTGCAACGGTGAGAACCCTATTTCGGAATTTGCAGATTCCGGCGGAGCTATCAACAGAATTATTGAAATTGAATGTTGCGAGGATATTTACGAGAATCCAGCAGAGATTAACGGCATTGTCGTGAAGAACTACGGCTTTGCTGGAAGAGTGTTCGTTGGAAATCTCAAACAGTTCACATCGGATGATCTGAAAGAAATGAAAGCCGAAATTGAGAAAGGTTTTGACGGATATGACTTTCCAGCAAAGCAGGTAATGGCAATATCTACACTTCTGCTGGCTGACAAATTAGCTACAGATTTCATATTTAAGGATGGACGTGAGCTGACGGTCGAGGACGTTGTAGACATACCTACACGCAAGAAAGATGTATCAGAAGGTCAGAGATGCTATGAATTCATTCTTGAAAGTCTCTCAGTGTACGGGCAGCACTTTGATGCGCAATTTAGCTGTGACCAGTGGGGATTCAAGGAAACGCCAGATGAATATGGAGATGTATATGTATATTTTTATCCGAAACCTCTTGAAAATCTTTTGAAGAACAATGGATTCTCCAGAAAAGCCTTTTCGGCCTGGGCGATCAACCGTGAGTTAATTAAACATACTGGGAAGAGAGATACGGTACTAAAAAGAGACGGTGGAAGTGTAATGAGGCTTATTGCAGTAAAGATTGTTGATATAAAAAGTCTCGAAAACGAGCAGGAAAATGAGGTTATTGAAACTGGTTTTCTGCCAGCTGATGTCGAAACAAATGTCCCGTTTTCGTAATTTGTAACCATGTAACCGTTGTAACACGAAAAAAAATATCCTATAGGAGAAAGTTTGAGAGTGTATAAAAAACATATACTCTGGTGATTCTCCTATATGAAAACCTTGGTTACATTGGTTACACGGTTACATATCTCTGAAACCCGCATAAAATAAGGACTTTTGGCGTAACCAATAGGTCGAAAAAGTCGGTTACACGTTGGTTACAAAATTAAAAAGTATATACAATTAGATTTATTATAGCAAAATTAATTGAATATTACAAAAACATTTAGTTGACATAATTTTTACAAGGAGTGGTTACAAAATGAAAAAAGATGATCTCAATAAAAAGCAAAGATATGCATTAGACACAATGCTGTCTGGCAGCAATGTTTTTCTGACAGGTGATGCAGGAACCGGCAAGACAACAGTTATCCAAACGTTCATCGATGAGGCAGAAAAAGCTGGTAAAAGCGTTCTGGTATCTGCTACTACCGGAATAGCTGCGGACAATATCGGATACGGAGCAACCACCGTGCATCGTGCACTGAATATTTCGATCAAATTTGAGGACTATAAGAAAAAAGTAAAATCCAGAGCTGAACTTCTGAAAGAAGCAGATATTCTCATCATTGATGAAATCAGTATGTGCCGGTTTGACCTGTTCAACATGATTGCAAAGACAATTATCACGGAAAACGAAGAGAGAGCCGTTGAAAGATTATTAGAAGGCAGCGATAAGGAAGATGTACAACTTATCGTAATTGGTGACTTCTATCAGCTTCCGCCAGTTATTACGACAGACGATCGAAAAATTCTCTGTCGGATGTATGGATCTGATTATGGAAAGGGTGGAAAGTACGAACACGGATATGCTTTCATGTCTGAATACTGGAAAGAAATGGGGTTTGAATATATCAAACTTGATGAGGTATGCAGGCAGAATGATGAGGGATTTAAGTATGTGCTGAATGATATTAAATATGGCAACAATATTAGAAAATCCATTGCATATCTGGAGAATAACGAATCAGACAAGGTTATACCAGAAGCACCATTCCTGGTTGGAACAAATGCTGAAGCTGATCGGATTAATAATACTTTCCTCGGGAAATTGGATAAAAAGACCGAAAAGATATTCCATGCAGCAGTTGACGGAGAATTAACGTCTGCTGATATTAAGAACATTGCATTTTCCAGAGAGGACTTAATTCTTAACATCGGTGCAAAAGTGATGATTACAGTCAATGATCTGTCTGGAAACTACGTCAATGGAACGATTGGCATTATTCAGAAAATTGTGGACAACGGAGAATTTGAAGAATCCTATCTGGTTATCAAGACTGATAAGGGCAAAACAGTTAACTTGTACAGATACAGTAAAGACATTGAGAAACAGGTTATTGAGGAATCTGAACAAGAAAAGGATGGTCAGAAGATCGTGAAAGAGAAGATTGTCCGTAAGAAAGTTGGATCATTCTCTCAGTTCCCGGTAAAACTTGCCTGGGCAATCAGTATTCATAAATCACAGGGACAGACATTTGAAAAGATTAATATTGATCCTTGTTGTTGGGATCCTGGACAGTTCTATGTAGCTGTTTCTCGGGCGAAATCCGCTAATGGCATACATTTTATCAGACCGATAAAACAGAGCTATATAAAGGCGTTTAGCAAAGATAACGAGCGACTTCTTGAACAGAGTTTTGAGGTAGAAGAAGGTGTATAAGTATGAGAGTGACGCATGAGCAGATACCGAACACTATAAAGTTTTTACAAATCGACTTTCCGGAACTGGTCCTTCAAACTGCCGGAATAGAAGAAAAGGACGAATACTGGCAGCAGGTAGTTGAGCAGATACACGTTGTATCAGACAAATATAATAAAAACGGCTTTGTGGATCACATGCTTACAGCCTATGCGGATTATCTGGACAAGATGCATAAGAAAGCTAAAAATCTGAGCAAGGAGAAAAACCAATGAACAAAATGAAGGAGTATGAGCGAGGGAGAGAGGACGGTCTTGATCTGGCACTCAGAATCGTTAGAGATGGAGGTATAGAAGCGCTGGAGAGGGAAATAAAATTCCGCGGGATTACCGGAGTACATACCTCTTTAGCCAGTAAGGACCTGGATAAAGCTGCACAGAAGATCAAAGAAATGACACTTGATACATTTACAATCCTTGGAATTGCCGTTTTGCATGATGATTTCGGATTTGGACAGAAACGCTGCCAGAAGTTTATGGACGGCATGGACAAGGGAGCTGAGTATCTTGCGGACGATCTGGCGACATGACCGGATTATATCAACAGTATCAAGGAACAGTTGGGAATGGATCTGGAGATTAGATGGAATAATTGAGGAGAAAATGAGATGTTAATCAGAAGTCAGGACAGAGAAACATTAGTCAATTTGGATAATTCAGCAGTGATCGATATTATGGATATCGAAGGAGCTATTAAAGTTGTCTGCTCTTATTCGTGTGAAGATTATATCATCGGGCGTTATTCGACCAAAGCAAAAGCCCTCAAGGTGTTGGATATGATTGAGGAAGCCTATACAAAAACTGGGTTTGCGAAAGCCATTGTATCAGAAATGGCAAAAGTATTAGGCGGAGCATCGGCAGGAATAGATGATGAACTTGCGAAATCCGCAGGCGAAGCACTTGTGAAGCTGATGTGTTTCCAGATGCCAGCAGATAACGAAGTAGAAGTATAACACAGAAAGGAGCCAGCCTCCGGCCGGGGCAAGGGTATACCGGGCTTCTTGAGAAGAAAATGATTCACGGAGAATTAATTGTAGACAATTTTGCCGGCGGAGGCGGTGCTTCCACCGGGATAGAACTGGCAACGGGATATAGTGTTGATATAGCGATCAACCATGATCCTGAAGCTATACGGATGCATAAGACAAATCATCCCAACACAAAGCATTACTGCGAAGATGTTTGGCAGGTTGATCCTGTCAAAGCCTGCAAAGGTTATCCAGTAGGTCTTGCGTGGTTTTCACCTGACTGCAAGCACTTTTCCAAAGCAAAGGGTGGGAAGCCAAAGGATAAATTCATCAGAGGACTTGCATGGGTAGCATGTAGATGGGCAGGGCTGGTAAGACCGAGGGTAATCATGTTGGAAAATGTAGAAGAATTTAAGACCTGGGGACCGCTTAACCGAGGAAAGCATCCGATCAAGTCCAAACAGGGAAAGACATTTGAGAAATTCGTGCAGCAGCTCACAGATCTTGGCTATGAAGTACAGTTTCGTGAGCTTGTGGCAGCAGATTATGGTGCACCTACTATGCGAAAGAGATTCTTTCTGATCGCCCGGTGTGATGGTAAGCCAATTACATGGCCAGAGCCGACACATGGACCGGCAGACAGTGAGCGGGTGAAAAATGGAAGGCTCAAACCTTATGTTGGAGCATATACGCAGATAGATTTTAGCCGACCATGCCCTTCGATTTTCGATACATCTGAGCAGATCAAGGAAAAGTACGGTATTCGTGCAGTGAGACCACTTGCGCCAAAGACAATGGCGCGAATCGCAAGAGGGCTGAAAAAGTTTGTTCTTGAGAATCCGGAGCCGTTTATCATTCAGTGCAATCATGGCGGCGAGAGAAAGCCGGGAGACATCAGGAAGCCGATGCCGACCATAACCGGAAAGCATGGATATGGAGTTGTAGAACCATATATGGTACAGATCGGACAGACAGGCTTTGCAGCAGATAGAAGCAAAGATGTACGGGAACCACTGACTACTATTGTAAGCAAAAACGAGCATTGTCTTATAAGCCCGTTGCTTATACAGTATCATTCTGAAACTGTAAAAGATGAAGTCAGAGGGCAGACAATAGCTGATCCGGTCATGACTGTTGACAGTTCAAATAGATATGGCTTAGTTACATCATTTTTGCACAAATATTATGACGGTGGTTACAAAGGAGCAGGAGAAAACATAGATAATCCTCTGCCTACTATCACATCGTGGGATCACAACAGTGTAGTAACAGCAAATCTAATTCAGATGAATAATCATTGCGATGGCAAGGATATTCGTCAGCCGTTACCAACGATTACAGCCGGAGATGGACATTTCGGAGAGGTGCGCGCCTTCCTGACGAAATATTATGGAGCGGGTACAGGACAGAGTGTAAAGAATCCGCTTGATACCATAACAGCACAGGATCGTTTTGGATTGGTAGTAATTGCCGGGACAGAGTATCAGATCGTGGATATTGGACTTAGAATGCTGGAACCAAGTGAACTGTATGGTTGCCAGGGATTCCCGGATGATTACATAATCGATCACGATTACACAGGAAAGAAATATCCAAGAAGTGAACAGGTCAGAAGATGTGGGAATGCAGTATGCCCGCCGATACCGGCGG